AACTCATCATCTCTGTAATCGGTAGGATTACCCCAACCAATCTTATGATTGCCAGTAATCATAGGATGATTTTGTAATAACTCAAACTTCATTTGCTACCTGCTCCTCAATCCAGTTGTATGTCCAAGTGATGCCGTCCTTCAACGAATACTTAGGTTTCCATCCAAGCTTCTCTTCAATCAATCTGTTATGTGAGTTACGGCCGCGAACACCGAGTGGTCCGGGTTGATGAAATATAGCAAGATTCTTGCCGCGTATATCCATGACCATTCGCGTTAGTTCATTGATCGTTACCATTTCTTCTGAACCAATATTTACTGGGCCCATAAAATCCGATTCCATCATTAGACGAACAGCATCAATACAATCATCAATGTAAAGGAATGAACGAGTCTGTTCACCATCTCCCCAAACACCAACTACCACATCTGCTGTGATGACTTTTCTACATGTAGCAGCAGGTGCCTTTTCTTTGCCGCCTTTCCATGTTCCCATTGGTCCATAGATATTATGGAAACGACCGATGCGAACAGGTATACCATAGTTGCGATTGTAAGCTAGATACAGACGCTCACTGAATAGCTTTTCCCAACCATACTCCGAATCTGGATTAGCAGGATAAGCAGAAGACTCCTCACAGTTAGGATTATCAGGATCTAACTGATTGTGTTCAGGATACATACATGCGGAAGATGAATAGAAAATCTTTGTCTTATTGACTTTGTATGATTCATTCATATCACGCACAGCATCAAGCACATTCAGATTGATTGTGGCTGAGTTATGCATTACATTTGCGTCATTCTCGCCTGAGAAAATATATCCAGCACCACCCATATCAGCAGCGAACTGGTAGATTTCATCAAATGGCAAATCAAATTGTCTAGCCCATGTTTGATGAGGCCCACGATTGCTGCCTGCCCAACCAATCAACTCTTGAGCATTGATTGGATCACGCAAATCACGAATGACAAAATGATCTGCTTCAGACTTGCCAAATTCAGGATGCTTTAAGTCTACACCGCGAACCCAATAGCCTTCACTCTTTAGTCTATTGACCATGTGATTGCCAATGAAACCACCAGCGCCTAGTACTAGTGCTGTCTTCTTAGTCATTATACTTCTCCATAATCTTGTCTTTCCACGCATGAGTTCTATCATACTGGTGAACAATTACAAACTTTTTGCCGTCGCTATTCACAACAAAACCGTCATTATCAAGTTTCGGTTGCTCGTCAAAATACTTGGCTTGATATAGAATCATCTTTGAAGGATCCTGTGCAACGCTCATACCAATATCTCCAGCACCAGACTTTACAGCGTCCATCGTAACGCCTAACTGAATAGCCCATGCATCCGAATTATAAGTATACTTGATAAAGTCCTTGTACGGTCTTTGTTGAATGATGATGTTGAAAACAACTTGATCGACAATAGGAATAGGTCTATTGATAGACATTTGGAATATCATAAACAACATGTCTTTAACATATTCGGCCACGCCAGCAATCGTTCCCACGTTAAATATAGCGTCGGACTTATAGATGCTATGAAAGTATGGACCGAAAGCTTCAAGAAGATTGTTGTTATTCCAAGGTTCATCTTCATACTTCATTCCTTCAGAAGAAACAATTAATGATTCATATCCTTCCAGTATACACTCATCAATCCAGTGTGTCGGATTTGACTGAAACACAACATCGCGCGTATCGGTTGTAATCACATAATCGTATTCGTCTTTATTATTATGAAGATAATTCCAGATATAGAAAAATCTTTCTATATGAGGTGCGCCATTTGAATGGGCAGTAAAGTTGCCATGTTCATCTCGCTTGCCATACAGCTCAAGCTTAACGCCCTTGTCCGTAAGCTTATCTATTGTTTCTTTTGTAATGTTGGTAGCAACTAGCACAACATCGCCAGTAAAACCTGAACGTTGAATTGAGTTTACCCAATACTTCAAGTGGTCCCAAGTATAGTTGGATGCACCGCCAATAATTAAATCCTTGCCCATATCACTTCACTTTCGTATAAAAATCATCACATCTAGAGAACATTACGAGTTTTCTCTCATACCCATTATCACGAAGAAGATTGTATATCGCATCTCTATCGGATTGAATCCAATTATGTTCTACCGTTATATTATCTATCTTGTAGTTTTTAGGATTATCAAAGAAGGCTTTTAGAATAACATATTCGCTGCCTTCTGTGTCAATAGAAAGATAGTCAATCTCATTCGGTGCATTATATTGATCAAGCAAGTCGACCAACGAGATAGTCTGTACAGTAATAGTCCTACCTATATTTCTATTTGCCGTGTGTTCATCTTTTGAAGCGAACTCTTTGATTCCAGAAATATCAGGAGTATCGGAAGCGATAAACTCAATTTCCTCACCAGTCTTAGAGTATACACAACTTTTTGAAATATGGCAAGTTCTATTTTTAATTAGAGCATCATGCCAAACGGGATTTGGTTCTGCAACAATGCCTGTCCAGCCATACTTCTTTTCTAAAAGAATTGTATTGCTGATATCTTTGCCATCAGTTGCACCAAACTCTACAAAATATCCATTTCTCTTATACTTCGTTTCGTATAGCACGAACACATCTTGATAGTTCTGCGATTCTTTTTCATTAGCGTTTATCAAGCAATGCCCTATGAATGCTAATTCTTCGCTCTTCTTCAAAAGAATATTAGGAGGCTCTTGTATTGAGTATATTAAACCCGTCAAATCAACCATGGTAATTGTCCCTTATAATGTGCAAGTTGTTCCGCATTTCCTTTGATGAAGAACTCTTCATTAACAGAATTCGGATTGTTATCTACTCTGTAGCAAAGAGTGTGTTTGCCAGTTGTGTTCCATTTCGACTTATCTTTAATTGCATAGAAGAAGCGCCTGTCTTCTCCCCAAGCGCCAGAGTGCCAGAGATGGCATGTTGCCTTAATAAACTGCCTCTTGAATGCAAAAGTCGAAGTGTCTATAAGATATTGTGGATCGTTATGTGTGAAGTATATAGGCCACTTGCCAAGACTTTCACAGTTATCATCAGCGATGTATTGCTTGTCTGGCGTATATGCCTTGCGAAGTGAATATGCCCAATCTAGATTTTCTTCTTCAATCTTAGAGACAAGAGTTTTGACATGATCTGGTTCATACCAATTATCTTCATCAAGAAAGAAGACATAATCGGCATTTACTAAATGAGGAATTGATGCATAGATGCGCTGACCGTTGAATCCATTTGCGCCTGTGTTATAAGGCAAAAACATGAACTCTAGATTCCAGTTATCTTTATCTTGATGAACTAAGTTCTTATTGAACTGTTCCAAATATTCTTTAGCGCCATCAATAACTAAAAGATGTGTGAGATTTTTATATGTTTGATTGGCAACGCTCTCAACAGCATCAGCAAGTTTTGCTGAACCCACTGTAGGGGTAATAACGACCACAGACTTTTCAATAACGAGTTTCATAATATACCTATAAAGAAAGGAGAAGATGATAGTATATATCATCCTCTCCAGATTGTCAAGTGTTACTTAAGTGGGATAAGACCCTTCTCAGCCAAATAGCCTTCTTCGCCAATAGCCTCGTCGCTCTGATACTCATCCATAAACTTCTTCAAGTCTGGATTTGATTCAAAGTGTGATCCCTTGAAATAGACATAAAGCTTACGAGCGATTGGATAATTACCAGCAGCGATAGCATCATACTCAGGAGCAACATCATTAATAGTTGCGCCCTGAATAGTGTTTAGGTTCTCTTCAAGGAAAGAATAACCAAAGATACCGAGAGCAGCAGGATTCGATTGAAGCTTCTGAACGATTAGATTATCATTCTCACCCGCTTCGATGTATGCGCCATCTTCACGAACTGATTGACAGAATGCCTTCGTATCTTCTTCTGAAACGATCAAGTTGTTATTCTTAATGTCAGCCTTGCATTCTTTCTCAAATACCAACTCTACAAATGAGTCGCGCGTACCTGAAGTTGGCGGCGGGCCAAGAACTTCGATCTTGTCAGTAGGAAGATCAGAACGAACCTCATTCCAAGTCTTTACTGGATTTTCGACAAACTTACCATCAACAACCACATACTTTGCAAGAGCGCGATAGATATCGTTTGTTGATAGATTGATACCAGGATGATCCTTAGACATTGCAACTACAATAGCATCGATGCCGATTGCCATTTCAGTGATGTTTTCTACACCATTCTCAGCGCAAATCTTCTTCTCTTCATCCTTCATCTTACGAGAAGCATTCACAGCATCAGGAGTATCTGGGCCGTTACCAGCACAGAACATCTTGATACCAGCACCAGTACCGGTTGCTTCAACGATTGGTGCTGAAACACCATTCTTCTTAGCGAACTGTTCTGCGACAGTGGTTGTGAAGGGATAAACTGTAGATGATCCTACAATACGGATAACATCACTGGTAGCATAAACTGAACTGGTACCAAAAGCAAACAGAACAGCAGCAAGAGTAAGCATAATCTTATTCATATTTTCTCCATAATAAAAACTGAGGAGCGTTATTGCTCCTCAGTATATAGTGTCATTGGCCAGATAGCCAATCAGCTTCTTCATTAGTATAAGGAGCCATTACCAATGTCTCCTATCGTTATAGGACTTGCGGTCCCATTCACGCTGAAGCCATTCTAAGTGAGCTTGATCGGTAGCTTGACAAAGATAATCATACATACGATCATGCTCACTCTTGCGAGTGAATAGTTTCTTCAGTGTTCTTATCATTACTTCTCCGATCTATCTTGTAGATACTCTTTGGTGGCAGTGTTGCCATCCTCATTGAGAAGTTCTTTCTTGGATTCAGTCTTAGGCTCGTCACCAATGTTGATCTTCTTCGGCTTCTTATCTTCAGGAATGAAGCGTTCAAGCCAAACCTTCAACATACCATTAATCAAATCAGCATTCTTGATTTCCACAGTATCGGCCAGAATGAACTGACGAGTGAATGCGCGGTCGGCAATACCCTTAAAGATATAGTTATCGTCTGTATCGTTTGTCTGAATATTGCCCTTGACGGTAAGCTTACCGTCCTGTAGTTCAAGTTCCAGATCCTGCTTACCAAAACCAGCAACAGCGATTTCAATAACATAGGTGTTTTCACCAGTCTGTCTGATATTGTAAGGCGGATAAGTTGGAATCTTAGGAAGGCTATCCGACATTTCCGAAAGT